TGATCATGCAGACATTGAAGTCCCTCAAGACCCCTCTTAGATATCCTGGTGGTAAGTCTCGTGCTTGCACCAAGATGCAACAATACTTCCCAGATTTAAGGGAGTATACAGAGTTTCGTGAACCATTTCTTGGAGGTGGTTCTGTTGCTATACATATAAGTAAAAATTATCCACATTTAAAGATTACTGTTAATGATCTTTATGAACCATTGATTAACTTCTGGACACAGTTACAGCAGTTTGGTGGTGAGTTAACTGAATTGATAAAATCATATAAGTCATCACATCCTAATCCAGATTCTGCAAGATGTTTATTTGCAGTCATGAAAGATAATATTAATGATAGTAGTATTGATTGTATAGAGAGAGCAGCAGCATTTTATATTGTTAATAAGTGTAGTTTTTCTGGACTTACGGAATCATCTTCATTTTCTCAACAAGCATCTATTTCTAATTTCTCTATGAGAGGGATTGAGAAGTTACCAGGTTATTCTGAGATTATTTCACATTGGCATATCAATCAGTATTCATATGAGTATTGTTTCAGAACAGATATTCATGATGGATTGTTTATGTATCTAGATCCTCCTTATGATATAAAGGATAATCTTTATGGGAAGAAGGGATCAATGCATAAAGGATTTGATCATGATAAGTTTGCCGAAGATTGTAGTAACAGTTCAGTTCATCAGTTGGTTAGTTATAATTCAGATCAACTTGTTAAAGATAGATTTAAAGATTGGACTGCAGCAGAGTTTGATCTAACATACACCATGAGGTCGGTTGGTGAGTATATGAGAGAACAAAAAGAAAGGAAGGAACTTTTACTTTTTAATTATGGAATTAAAGGATTGGCTTAATTCGATTAACTTTAATAAGCAGAATCTTATTGAAGAAGATCCTTCTGTTATTAAAGAATATCCTCCTTATATTATCAATCGTTGTTTGTCAGGACATCTTGATTGTATCATGTTTGCAAACGAGATGAATAAATACTCTTTCCTTGATAAGGATATGCAATATTCTTTTTATCTAAATAGTCTCAGGAAAAAGAAGAGATTCAGTCCCTGGCTCCGTAAGGATAAAGTCACAGACCTCGAAATCATTAAACAATACTATGGTTATAGTAACGAAAAAGCATCTAATGCTTTGAAAATATTAACCCCTGAACAAATTAAATTTATTAAACAACGACTTGATACTGGAGGAATGAAATGACTACTACGGTAGAACCTGAAGTTAAGTGGTCTCAAGACCAAATGGTAGAGGTACTTTTAAACGAACCAGATGACTTCTTAAAGGTTAGAGAAACTCTTACGAGAATAGGTGTAGCATCAAGAAAAGAAAAGAAACTTTACCAAAGTTGTCATATATTGCATAAACAAGGAAGATATTATATAGTGCATTTTAAGGAACTCTTTGCACTGGATGGTAAACATGCTAATCTCACTTCTAATGACGTACAGCGTCGAAATCGCATTACTCGCTTACTTGCTGATTGGGGACTTATCTCTGTAGTTAAGTCAGAATCAGTTGCAGATATTGCTCCACTCAATCAAATTAAAGTTTTATCTTATAAAGATAAAGGTGATTGGATACTAGAGCAGAAGTATAATATAGGTAAGAAGGGAAAGACGCAGGAAACCGAATAAAAAAATACGGGATTCACCATCCCGTTTTTTTGTGCTTTGTGGTTAAATAGTAATGTCGCCTTCGGGGACACAACTTACACTCGCTTAACAAGGAGAACTATTATGACTAACCTAGCAAGATACCATGCTGCTAACCTTCCAGATCTTTTCGATAAGATTACCAAGAACAGCATAGGAATGGATGAATATCTGAATAATTTCTTCAATTCAGATTTCCCACAATCAAACTACCCACCTTATAATTTGATACAATTAAATAATCATGAATCAAAACTCGAAATCGCATTGGCGGGTTTCAAGAAAGATGAGTTACAAGTCTATACAGAGTTTGGAAAACTATATGTCAAGGGCAAGAAAGAAGAATCAAAAGTTGATGGAGAATTTGTCCACAAAGGATTGGCACAACGCTCCTTTGAACGGGTCTGGACGATCTCCGATGATACGAAGATTGGATCCGTCAAGTTTGAAGATGGACTACTCACTGTGGACTTGAATAAGATTGTTCCAGAACACCATGCTCGTAAAGATTACATAGGAGGTGTATCATGAAACTCACAACTCCATTCAGCGTTATTAAAAACGCTATTAGTGACATCAAAAGGATGCACGACTTTAATTACAATCTTCCTAAAGAAGATTATTGGGAAGAAGAATGTCGATTGCATCCAACAAATTCACATTGTTTAGTCTACTGTGATTAAAGTATTAAGGGGTTCTTTACAGAACCCTTTTTTATTGGTATGATATACCTGTCAAGGCTTCGCTACCTATGACTGCTGCAACCCCCTTTGGTAGTTTCAGGGTTGGAGGCGATAGGAAACTACCATCAATATTATAATTACCTATGACAGAAAGAAATTGGGATGATCCTCTTGATTTTAAGGAAGAGGGTATTGAACTGGATTATAAATTAGCAGGTGTCGATATAGACGCTGGTAATTACTTTGTAGAAAAAATTAAACCACATGTAAAGTCCACTTATAGACCAGAAGTCATGGGTGGATTTGGTGGTTTCAGTGGTATGATGAGAATACCTTCTACATATGAAAATCCTATTCTAGTTTCTGGAACTGATGGTGTAGGAACTAAAGGTAAACTAGCAACATTGTTTGGTAGAGATTATGATATTGGTATAGACCTTGTTGCAATGTGTGTGAATGATGTAATCACATGTGGAGCAGAACCTTTATACTTCCTTGATTATATTTCTTGTCCTAAAGTTGATGATAATAAGAGAATAACAGAATTGGTTGCAGGAATTGCTGATGGTTGCCGTCAATCAGGTTGTGCTTTACTTGGTGGAGAAACAGCAGAGCATCCACAAGATCTAGCAGTTCCTAATGAGTATGATATTGCTGGATTTTGCACTGGTGTAGTGGAGGAGAGTGAAATCATTGATGGTAAACTTATCAATCCTGGTGATAAAATTATTGGTATAGAGAGTAATGGAGTTCATGCTAATGGATTTAGTTTGATTCGTTACCTTACATTCCGTCATCAAATAAAAGTATCGGATCATCCAGAGTTACTTAATCCAACTAGAATATATGCTTCTTTGGTTAGTGACTTGAAAAAGGAGTTTCCTATTCTTGGTATGGCACATATTACAGGTGGAGGTCTTCCTGAAAATCTTCCAAGATGTCTTCCTAGAACTGGATTAGATATTAACGTTGATTATAGTTCATGGAAAAGACCTGATATTTTTAAGGTCATTCAGGATAAAGGTAATGTTAAAGAAGAGGAAATGAGAAGAGTATTTAATCTTGGTATTGGATATTGTTTGATTGTTCCACCAGAAGTCGAGGTTGATACTTTATTGGCAATAGATGGTCATGGATATAAGTCTTGGACAATTGGAGAAGTTGTGCTAGAATAATGTTAAGTGATTATATATTATGAGTCTTAAATTATTATTACTCAAGTCAGGAGAAGACATTATCTGCGATGTTAAAGAAATGGCAGCAGGTGATGATGGTAATGATAGAAGAGTAATAGGATATTATCTAAACAAACCTTGTGTTGTTAAGATGAGAAACCCTAATATTCTTCCTGAAGAGCAAGAAGGAAACACCCAAAAAGCAGGATATGAAGTTTCCTTATTTCCTTGGATACCTCTTACTAAAGATGAGACTATTCCTATTCCTGCCGACTGGTTAATTACATTAGTTGAACCAGTGACCAAACTAAAAGAAATGTACATCGAGGACATTGTAAACAATGGAAATCAAAGTAATAGCACTAGTAACAACACAACAGATTCTGATAAGTCAGGTTGATGAAGTTCCTGCTGCTATTCCAGGAGAACCTGATTGTAAGTTAGTAAATCCATTTTGGATCAATACTTTAGAAGGAACTACTACTTTAGAACCGTTCTTAAATGGTGTTACTAAAGAAGATGAATTTATGATGAGTTCTGATAAGATACTCACATTGGCAGAACCAACGCCCACCCTACTTGAAAAATATCAAGACCTTATTAAAGAATGAAATTCTACACCAATGTCCAACTAATCGGGAACCAGTTTTTGGTTCGTGGAGTTGAGAATGGTAGAAGGTATGAACATCGTGATGAGTTCTTCCCGACTCTATTTGTCAAATCTAAAAAGAATCTTAAGACTAAATATAAAACGTTGAGTGGAGAATCAGTTGAAGCAATCAATCCAGGCACGGTTCGGGAATGTCGTGACTTCTATAAGCGATATGAAGATGTTGAGGGGTTTGAGATCTATGGGAATGATCGATACATTTACCAATATATTTCAGACAAATACCCAGAGGATGAAATCAAGTTTGACATATCTAAAATTAAGCTTGTTACTTTGGATATTGAAACTACGTCTGAGCAAGGTTTCCCTGACGTATCATCGTGCGTCGAAGAGATTTTGGCAATCACAATACAAGACTATACAACTAAGCAGATCATTACTTGGGGAAGTAAACCTTTTGTTAACAAACAGAAGAATGTAACTTATCATCATTGTCCAACAGAGTATGAACTTCTCACTTCATTCATAAACTATTGGATGCAGGATGTTCCAGATGTGATTACTGGATGGAACATTCAGTTATTTGATATACCTTATATTTGCAAGAGACTTGAAAGAGTTCTTGGTGAGAAGTTGATGAAGAGATTCTCACCTTGGGGACTTGTGAGTGAGGGTGAGATACATGTTATGGGTAGGACTCATATTGTATTTGACGTGGGTGGTGTAACGCAGTTAGATTATATTGACTTGTATAAGAAGTTTACATATAAGGCACAGGAATCATATAGACTTGATTATATTGCAAAGGTAGAACTTGGTCAGCAGAAGTTAGATCATAGTGAGTTTGAGACCTTTAAGGATTTCTACACACA